TATGTATGAACACCGGACATGGTTCTTCGATATGGAGTGGATGATGGATTCAGGACAAATCACCATCATAGTTATTCAGGATTCAGTAGAGGGGGAGTATGTTTTATTCACGCACCCCGACTATGAGGCAGGTTACTATGATATGATGCCTTGCGCAAATCACCCCGAAGGACATTCATACATATGGTCGGGCAAAAGAGACTTCAAGTGTTTCAACAGCGAAAAGGAATTGTTGCAGGACTTTGCCCGACTTATGCGCAAATTCGACCCCGACATCCTGACGGGATGGAATGTAGTCAATGCCGACTGCCAACAATTATTCAAGCGGTTCAAGGCAACAGGTCTTGACATACGCACATTATCCCCTCTGCGCAAAGTGCGTTATGACTTTGGGGAGTGGGCGCAACCGATTGCGGGTTACAACACCATAGACCTGATGATTTCTTTTAAGCAGTTATGGGCTTTGAAAAACGGGCAATTGCCTTCGATGGGCTTAGGCGCAGTTTCAGAGCATTGTCTCAAAGAAACAAAGGTCGAGTTGGCAGACGGCCATGACACTTACTTTAGCGACATCGGAACATATCTCGACTACGCAAGACAGGATGTGCGATTATTACCTCGCTTAGACTCACTGGTTGGCGCACTTGGTTATTTCACCGCTATTCAACATATTGCGCAGTGCGACATACGCACCACACCATACATAACGAAGGTATTCCCCGTTCTCGCCCTGCGTGATGAAGAGTTTAAAGAGAAAATACCGAGCAAGCCTCAGTTTGAAAAGGTTGATTATCAGGGCGCAGATATTCAAGTGCCGGAGGCCGGAGTGTATAAGAACATAGGAATTATGGATATTAAGGCCATGTATCATTCAAATATCAAGAAGCATAACATTTGTTGGACTACACTTGATGACGAAGGCGTAGATTGCGGGAATGGAGTCAAGTTCTCGCAAGGCAATGGTTTACTCGGCAGACAGATGGATAAAATGACTGTTCTACGCAACAGATACAAAGGATTGATGAAGTCTGCGCAAACAGAAAATGGGCGCAAAATGTATGACGCATTGCAATACGCCACTAAGTCTCTCGTTGCATCCATGTATGGGGTCGCCGGAGACTCAAAATGTGGCTTTTATCACCCTGATATTGCCGCCGCTATCACTTTCACATCCCGACAGACACTTTTTGAATTGCGCAGTATTGCCAATGAATTAGGGTGCAAAGTCAGATACGGACACACCGACAGCATAATGTGCGACATCGAAAGCCCCGAAAAAGGATTGGAGGTTCTGCGCATAGTCAATGAGCGTATGCACCCCATCGAGACTGAGTTTGAAAAATGGTGCGACTCATTCCTGATTATGGCAAAGAATCGTTATGCCGCAAGTGTTTCATGGACTGAGGGCGAAAACCACCCTGCGCAGATTTATGTTAAGGGCATTGAAATGAAGCAGGGCAGACTGCCGAAGTGCATGAAAAATGCACTAAAGACTGTGATAGAAGGAATACTGCTCGATGAAGACAGTGCGCAGATAACCTCTTCACTGGACTCCTTAGTTTCAAACATAGTAGATGGAGTTATCCCCGTTGATGAACTCTGCATCAAAGCAAAGTTGAATAAAAATCTAAGCGAATACAGGGTGTTGGGTGAAGCGAGAGCCGGTGCGCAGTGGGCGAACACACACTTAGGCAAAGGTTATCGCAAGGATGACTACTTCTTAACCACGCTAAACGATAAGGGTGAATACATTGCCTTCGATGACCCAACCGAAGTAGAAGGTATTTCGCAGATTGGCTACCGTCATTTGGCGGAACGATTCATAGTAGATAAGGTCAAACCGTATTACGCAGTTATGGGTTGGGATATTATACGCTTAGAGAATGCTCTCAACGGGATTAGTAAAATAGATTGGATTTAGACATTGGGTTTATATGGACTAAGAGAGAAGGGTTGTTTATGGCAGAAAAGCGCAAATTGACTATGAAAGAGGCAGAAGGGAGAATCGAGCAGGTCGAAACTGAATTAGGAACTATTAACCAAATGTTGAGAGTTATTTTCGCAGAGGTTGATAAATGTAATATGGTTTTGATTCGGCTACTTGAAAAAATGGATTTGTTGCATAAAGAAACATGCAAATCATGCGGGTTCGCTATTCAGACTCCGAAGTTTGACGACATAGAATTAGCGACCCATTGCCCTGCTTGTCAGGAACCACTAAACGACGAAGAAGAATGAGGTTTTTGCATGAAAGACCCATCGAAAATGTCAATTGAAGAATTGAAAGCCAATTCAAGTTATGACCCAACAGAAGAGGATAAAATACTAAAGTTAAGTAAGTCTTCTTTTATGACATATTCAAAATGTCCTCGTCAATTTTGGATGCAGAAGGTTGTTCTCAAGGATTTGCGCACACCCGCTACTCCTGAAATGGAGAGGGGAACTCGGATTCACACAGACCTTGAACTGATTTATGATAATTGGGAGGGTCAATCGACTCTTGGCCCCCTCGTTCCCGCAGAACGGCATGAAAATGGCGTAGATGAATTAGTTGCGCTTGAAGAACAGCGCATTAAGGAATGGGGTATTGAGAACTTTATGCCGGTAGAATATGAAGAATACCGAGCAGTATATGACGCAGAGCGAGATGTTGTCCTCGTCGGACTAATCGACGCAGTATTGGTTCATCCCGACGGTGGACTATGTATCTATGAGTTAAAGACCGGCAACATGAACGCCAATAAACTTTCACGCACACGCAGAGAGTTATGCTATTACACGCATGTTCTGCGCCTAATGGGTGAAACTCGACCAATCACGCATTTCGCATACCTTGCGCCCGACGCAGACAATCTCGATTTTGTTATGAAAATGGTGAATGATAAGAAAAGACAGGTAATGCTCGGTGAAGAAAGAGGAATACTCGTCGTTGAGAAGGTCAATACTCGCTCTATGACTGCTTTCTACAAAGCATTAGACAAAGCGGTAGAAGGTCTGAAGGCGCATGATAAACCTATGGTTTGGTCTGATTACTTCTGCCCCCAATGGTGCGACTTTGCGCAACAATGCGAATCTGAATTAACAGGGTTGGTTGAAGAATGGTGAAGTGCTGTAAACCCTTAGTCCATAACCCGCAGTTTGAGGGTAAAGTCCACTGCAAACTCTGCGCCGCAGAAAAGGTTATTTTTGATTTGACGGGTGAAGAAGAATGAAGCCCGAATGGATTTGGATGAAGGAAAAGGTTCAGAACCGCAACCTTTGTTTTATCTGCGGGGGCGAACTTATTTGGCAAAACGAGTTTACTCCCGAAGAATACGGTTATGACATCGAGTATAAAGGGAGAGTTATATTTTTAAGTTGCGCAGACTGTGGGGCTAATGTGAAGTATGAATCGGTGGTGCGCTCTGATGAATGAAAAAGAGTATGAGCGTGCTTTAATCGAAGTCGAAAGCGTTTGCGCAGAAATATACATCGTTGCCAAAATGATGCAACCTAAAGACGCAATAGAGCATATACTAAGTATTTTTGATAAACGATACTCCGATGATAAAAACGATTTTGATAACTTCTTAAACAAGTTGAGATAAATGATAATATGTTTTGGTTGCGGCGAAGGTCTTGAAGTTTCAGATATTGATGAAGGATATTGCATATATTGCAGGAGGAAAATAGAATGATAATTTGCGCAGAATGCGACGGTGAAATGACTTTGAACAGTGAAGCGGGTGCGCCCATGATGTTGATAACAGGTGATGTCGAAACAGGCAACCGAAGGTATGCTTCATGTAAAATATGTGGGCATCGGCAGGTTCTTAAGGACTGAACACTTCGCTTAAAATATGTTGGAGTTCCCTCGACAGATAGGGCTTAAGAGGTCTATTTGCAGAAGCAGAAGTGATTTTGCAAACTACATTAAAAGGTTGAACGGTAAAACCTCAATCTACACATCCCTCTATTCTTTCGATACTTTCGGAGAGTATGATTCCGCCGTCATGGATAGAGCATGGTGGGATTTTGATATGAACGACGATTTCACTATGGATGATGTCAAGCATGATGTAGCGGCCCTAATACAGCGTTTAGAGGGGGATGTGAGGCTCGTTGCGACCGGCAGGGGGTTTCATATCCATCAATGCTTCAAACGCCCCGTAAGAGGTCGAGAGTGGGCTATTCACCTCGATAGGTATGAGCGCGCTATGGCAGACGGACTATCAAGTCTTGATGGAGTCGGCTACCCTGAAAAAATGACAAGGGTTTCAGGAACATACAATCCAAAGAGAAGGAAGTGGGCAGTTACTATTCCTGCGCAGGATTTTGCGCAAGACCCGTTCAATTACCGAATACCGGAAAAACCTTTACCGGAATATGACAGTATAGACCCATTCAAAGGTATTATTCAGGAAAATGATTGCTTCGATTTGGTTAAATGGGCGCATGAGAATCCAATTCCCTCAAGGAAAAGAACATATGAATCGAGTATCACTACCGTTTCAGTCGGCGCAAATACGGGGGAGTGCGCACTACCGACCTGCCTCGACAGAGCGATTAGAGTTTCTAATCCCCCACACCATGTTCGGGTGGCACTGGTTCAGGAGATGCGCAGACAATTGGCGTTCTACGCAAAGCCCTCTCAACTATCCGATGAAGAAAATTATGAAATAACAGACAGCATATGCTCTTTCATAGAGGGCTTGGGTTGGCTGGACTATCGAGAAGGAATTACCCGCAAATATGTTCTTGGCGCAGTGCGCAAATATGAACATGCGCCGAGTCCACTATGGTATGCTAAACATAATCTATGTAATGGTGAAGGGTGTTGGTTCTGTGCGCAGTGAAGAAGAGATAATAACGATGCTCAAAGAAGCGTCAAAGTTGAGAGACAGGTGGCTTCAAGTATTGACTGATAAGACATGGGCCGATGATTCGGAGATGCGCAGAGCAATACGCAACTACAATGCTTTGCGTGGAGTCATTAAGAGTCTGCGTTGGGTTTTGCGGCAACCGATGGCCGGAAACCCTCTTTATTGAATCGTCATTTAAATAGAGGCGTGAAAACCGATTCATCGTGATATACGCAGACGACAGAGAGAATGAAAAACTTCTCCACCGGCTGTATGTCAAAGTTGGCGACAGAAAAGCAGACCCGAAGGGGCAGTGCGTGGTTAAGAGACTGGCTACCGCAGATTACATAATCAATGAATACGGCATCGAAGCAAAGGAGATTAACGACCTTTACCGTAGCATTCTCGGCATCGGGCGCAACGGGCGCACTATCAAACATCAACTTTCAGAATTATGCGAAGCGGTCGAGATTCCCGTTCTCGCAGTTTACAATACTACGCTAAAGCCATATTTCAAAGGGCGCAAAGCAACCCGTCAGGAGGTTGCCAAAGAGATTCTGCGCCAACAAAGAATTATCAAATCATTCAAAATGACACTTTATTCGCAGTTCCCTAAAGTGCGTCTTATCGAGTTTAGCGATATGGCAGAGTTTGTCGAATGGCTCGCAATACTGAATATGAATTGCTCTATGCGCAAAGCATTAACTCCTGCGCCCAAAGAAAAGCCAAGCGACCCCCGACTACTTGCTCTGATGGGCGTTCAGGGAATATCAGAGACAATCGCGATTCAACTTCTCGACCAATACGGATGTTTGCAAAACATACTCAAAAGCAAAGTAAAGCAAAAAGACCTGATGAAAATTAAGGGTGTTGGTCGAACAACAGCACGCAGAATAAAACAACTATCGAAACGATGGGTTTAATAGAGCGTTTAGCACAGGGTAATTTGCGGGTGGCACTCGCGGCAATGGACTTTCTGTTTTCGGTCTTCGTTTCTCCCCCTCCGTTGATGTGCCACTCGCCCAATTCTAAGGGCTTGTAGTGTAGCGGAAGCACACCCTCAATGGTTGAGGGAGGTCGGAGGTTCAATTCCCCCCAAGTCCTCTAATCAATAAGGCTTAAAGTTATCAGACTGCGCATTTGAATGAATACTGTTTCTGCGCATTTTAACGGATGTGTTATGGATTACAAGTGATTGATACGGCGCAGAATCTCCATCACGGGCCGGTGAACGAGATATTTCAATAAGTAATGTGTTACCTGCTGTTTCTGCGCCGTCGAGGTTTTGCGTAGTCAATAGTGTAGTTGATTCTCTCGATGCCCCCATAGCAACGGTAGTGTTTTGAGATATGCTTTGCCCAGTTTCTTTACAAGTTATTGTAGTGGTGATAAGCGCAGAACCACCACTGCTAATAGTATCGAGCGTCAAAGCACCTTCAAGACCGACAATACCTGTGCTTATGTCATTCGGAACACGGACAGTCATAGAGTGGGTATGTATCTCTCCTTGTTCACCTGATTCCGAGTCCGTAATACCGGCGAGAACAAAACCTTCATTTGTCTTTATAGCAACTCCCTCTCCCGTAGAAAGGATGCTATCTATGCCGTCTATATCTCTATCAGAAGACAGTGCGACAGACGGCTTCTTTTGCCCTATGATGCCCCAAGAACCCGCAGAAGCGTGCGTATCGGAGGAAAATGAAGCACGCCCCTTAATTACACGCATAGCCGCATTAGACATCTTATTGACATCATAACCTTGACTGTTGTTCACACTGCTTGAACCACCGCCGACAAAATCAGGAGGCAGAGAAGGTCGAGGATTGATAGCATCCCCGCCGCCCACATCAGGGGGTAGAGCAGGGGATGGGTCAGGTGAAGGAGGTGGGTTTTCAGGTCGGGCCGGATTGTTTGCGCCGCCACTGATAACCTGCGCAAGAGAATAGGCAAAGTGCTTCTCTGTTCTTTCAAGACCTAAAATTACTTTTTCTATCTGTTGTTCGTCTTTAGACCAACCAACAGAGTTTATAGTAAGAGTTTGAGTTTCTAAATCAATATGCGTATCTGTAAATGTGAGCGTGGTTGATGGCAGATAATTTATGTCTTTTACTATTGCTACGCGTGGTGCATAGTATGAGGCTCTTTCTTCACCCATATGACCGAATACTGGATGTTGGCGCACACCAAGAGGAAATGCCGAAGCAAGATTAAATGAAGAATATGTAGATAGGCCGTCAATGTTATGCGCATTTATTGTAGAACCTGTTTGTTTGCGCACTATTGCACGCAAATACTCCGCATTTACAGAAACAAAAAGTTTTTTGCTTGTATCTCCTTGATAAGAAGAAGGAATAGTAATTGGGTAATAACCGTTGCCATCAACAAGAACACTACTACTCCCTGAAAGTGATTGAATGTCATTTTGCGGAGGTTTGTTTCCGGCATCCGGCGCTTCATCAAAAGTATAGTCGAGAAGCCAAACTCTAAAAACTACATTATCTGCGGTAGAACCACTGTCAATTGTAATTGCTAATCTTAATTTATTTGAAGTGTCGGCACTTACTAAATTAGTTCCTTTATCAACATGGATAATGTTTAATGCGTAAGAAAGACTGTTTGAGCCATGCCATGAATAAGCATGATTATAACCTCTTTCAATGCCTTCAACCGATTCTAATGTATAAGTTCCGGCGGTTCCCGTTCTACTTCCTAATCCTGATTGACAATATATACTTAATTGAGTATTACCGGAGTTTGGCTCTAAAAAGTTCCAACCATCCGCAAGTGCTTTAGATGCACCATACACCGGACTACCTGAAAGTTGCGCCCACTTAGCAGTGTGGACTCTATTTGGTGAACTACCTGACTCGACTATATTTAAAAGCGAACTGCCGTTTGAAACATCAACACCAACCGAAACCGGCCCCTTAACTCTTGGCTCTACACCTTTACTTTGCAAAGTATCGGTTTGAGATATTTGAGTATGAAACTTTCCGGTGTTTCTACTATTTTCCGCAGGTTTGTTAAAAGTTGTTTGCGCACTTTCAAGCGCAGACTGAATACCTGAAAACGGAGAACCGCCCCATATGTTATTCCATGAAGCATTAGAATCAATATGTGCTTTAGTTCCTTGACGGTAAACATCCTGAACATAACCATATCTTGCGCCGGAAAGCATAATATCGTTTTCACCAGCCGCCCTGACTATCTGCGCAGTAATAGAAACTCTTGCATTATTTTCACGCGCATATTCTTGTTGCGCAATAGATAGTGCTTCATCTTCAGAAAAAATCTTTGGTTGTTGCAAAATACGCCATCGAGTTACCTCGCCCGAAACGGCTTCGGGATAATCTGCGTAGTTTGTATTACCGTTGTAAAAGACTCTAATGTTTGTTGCTTGAGAGCCAATCTGCGTGTTAAGGGAACTCATTAGCATATTGCTACGGGTAAGGGTATGGCCTGAAGCATAGGATGGTCTAAAAGTAAGCATATTGTCTCGATTTACACTCCATGTAAATGTTTTAAAATCGCCACCTATACCCGCACCTTCTTTGTCGCTCATTTGATTTAAAAGATTGAGAACAGTAGTTGCTTTTGCGTCAATAACTGAACCGTATGAATCTGTGTCGGCTCCTGAAGCCGCTAATTGAGTTGTAGTCATGTTTTTTGTAATAGGAACTCCGCCAAAATTATACATCAAAGGCAGTGCGCTATTTTTAGCCCAAGTATCGGCAGTTAAAAGATTAAAAATAGTGCGCAGTTTATCGTGGGCAAAAAATGTTCCTGAGTTTGCAGAAGGTATATATCCTTGTAGATTTGTCATTAAGCGCAAAGAAAATAGTGCGGCAGTAGTATTGTAAACAATTGCAGTTTTAAACACACCTGCACCGTCTGCGCCGACTAAATCAATAACTGCATTTGAACCTGCGGCCCCATTTGCAACATCGGTTTTTAGCAAAACTTCAAGAGATTTTGGCCCCATAATGTTCCCATTAGGATATGAAGTAATATACACTCCTGTTAATTTATCACCTTTTGTAGCATCTACGCCTTTGCCAGTCCATGAATAATAATAAATTAAATCTTCTGCGCTTCTACTATCGCCCTTTCTACAAACAATTGCTCCATAGCCTGATGTGTCAAATTGCGAAACATCATCTACAAAAATTGTAGTATCTGAAAGTGCTATGTCTTGATTTAAGAAAGAAAAGTCGTTAATCATATACTTTTGATTTTTATGTTTGATAAAAGTTGCATCATCGTTATTTTTAAACGACAAAACGGCATTTTTCCAATAAGAATCGGTTAAGTATGGAGTTCCTGCTACTGCTAAAGTATAGTCGCCAAAATCAACTTGACCTCCCGAAGAATACCCACTTCGACCACCTGTTGCGGCTGTGTTTAGGTTATAATATCGGGATGCGTCAATTATTACAAACGCACCTGCTGTTTCATCCCAATTAGCATAGCGAGTATCAAGAGGTTCATCGTTTGAACCACCGGCTAAACTACACCAAGCATTGCCCGTGTAAGGTTCGGATTCTGCGTCAAACTTCCAAATATCAATGTCTTCGCCAATTTTTAATTCCGTATAAACATCAGGCTCGCCGCCTTCATTAAATTGGTCTGCAACAGTTAATTGAACTTTGTAGTTATCAGAGGTTGGCAACAACAAACCAAAATCGTTTTTGCGGAAACCGCCGTCTGCGTCTGCTGTTCCGTCGTTGCGCATATCTGCCCAAAGAACATACAAATGCTTGTAAGAATCACTTGAATTATTGCGCAGACTGTAAATTGTTTTATCGGCTTGCCATTTTCTTTTAACGCCTTTAACCCCCGTTAATGTGATTTGCGCAGAATTAAGATACTTTATTGTTCCTGTGTCATCGACGGGTTCAAAAGTTGCATTAGAGTTTGCTGTTCTTCTTTCGGTAATATGAGGTTCAGTTAAACGGACTTTGACACCATCGGGGTCTGAATAATGACGAGCAGTGCCGTAGTTCCAAGAAGAAGCATTTAGATTTCTTGCGTTCATGTAAGCAAACTCATTCACACCTGCTTCAAATGTTATTTTCTTTGCTTTGTAAACACCGCTACCTGCCGCCGCAGTTATTTGAAATAAACCATTTAACAAATTGTCTGAAAACCCTTCATGGATAATAATGTTTCCAACAGTCCAAGTTCCTGAGCCTGATGTAAACTCTTCTGCGGATAAATCCCATGAGGTAGCGGCTTCTGTTAAAGTTCCTGAAACGCCGCTAAAAATAACATGCTGTGAGTCATTTGTTTCAATATCAACTAATTCAAGAATGCCATGCCTCATATCATTATAATTGAATAAATGCAAAATTGCGGGTTCGTCAATAACAATTGAAGTAGCACCCTGCGCAATATCTGCGTGCAAACCATCCCAACCTGTTACTGTTCCGTTTGAATTATATGACCCTGCGCCATGCGTAGCAATATACTGCGCAGATTTTGGGGTATTTAGATTTGAACCCGCACCAGCCCTCCATAAAGGTATTGCGTCAATTATGCCAAACTGCGCCTTAAAGAAAGGGGATAAAGGCAAATCCCTCATAATTCTTGCGTGGATGTTTCTATTTTTTACCGCTTGATGTTCTGCGTCGGTTAAAAGTGCGCCTTCAAACAAAACGGGTTTTACAAGCGGGTATCGCTTTGAGTCATCACTGTTTATTTTTGTTAAATTATAAGCCATACCGTAGTTACTTGTTACTGTTGCGGTATCAGAAACAGCAAGCGCAGAAGGCCAACTTTCAAGTTCAACATGAACAGTAGTAGCAGAAGGAACAGCAACAACCTTTAGGGGTGATGCCTTTAAAACAGAAGAACCAGTAGTGCCTATTCCCGAAGGCAAAATAAATACATCACCAATAGCAAGACTATGAGATGCCCTTGTTCGCAATTCAAACATAACACTTTTTACTACACTTCGATTAGTAGTTTTATCCAGTTTTGAGCGATAATGAATAGATTTACAAGTCCATTTATCTACCTCAAATAATCTATCTGTTGTTTCATCTGCGCCAGTAAAAACACATCTAATTTCACATAAGTAAGTATTAACATCAATAGAACCATTCCCCGCAGAATTATACCTTCTTTTATGCGCAATAAGACCATTTAAAGCAATAACATAATCTCCATCATAACCTGTTCCTTTAACAGTAATTGTATCACCTGCGGCTAAACCTTTGTATGTGCTTAACACTGTTGCGTATTGAGAAACTCCACTTGATGCAAATGTTGGGTCTGTTGCTTCCTCCCACTCAACATAAAAACTGCGGGTGTTTGCTGTGCCATCTACTTTATGTTGAACTGCAATAATTTCAGAAAGGCTGTAAGTATCATTATCAAACCCAAATCCCTCCCATTCACTTTCAGGAAAATTAGGCCCGTCTTCGTCTTCACCCATATACATTTGAATAGCAGAACCTGAGTTTAAATGCGCTCTTGCGCTACTGTCTTTTTGAAACTTAACGCTATTTACTACATTGTAGAAGTTATGGCCTAAATCGCTGTTGCCAACAGTAAGAGAACTTGCACCCATATTCATTTTTGTTAAAAGAGAAAGTGTGTCAAAATTAACTTGAGAAGAAGTAGAAGACATTGAAATATGCTCATTCAAAGAAAAAGTTGCACTACCTCCTGTTTCCCATAAAGGCAATACTCTATCAAGAATTGCCGATGAATCGCGAGCAGTAATTATTGTTTCAAGTGTTTGTTGATGTTTATTTTGTTTATGGTTTAAAGACTCAACAACTCCCGACCAAATAGGGCGTTCTTCTTCATCACGGAATGCTAATAAACGCCATTCTGTTGCACCTATTCCTGTTGTAAGAGCCGAAAGAGCATATTCATTTGAATCGTCATAAATAGACAAATTAAGAGTCGAAACATTATTTGAACCATATTTAAAAGCAAACTTGCCAACTTCGGGTTTTGCTACTGTGTTACCAATGTTATAATTTAAAGGCAAAATAACTCCGACTCTATCAATCAAAGTGTTTGTGCAAAGATGTGTTTTACTGTTAAGATTAGCCCAAACTGCGTCTAAAGACCAACCTTTACTTGTTGTTAAAGAATTGCCAGTTGCCGCAATAGAACCATTAGTAAAATGAGTTGTGCTATCATTTAAATATGCTTTCCATGTTCCTGCTGTATGGTCGAAAACAACATAAATATCGGCCCATATTTCATCTGCATTGTATATTCGTGCGCTACTTTCGCCATCATCCCACTTTCTAAAAACACCGGAACTATAACTCATTATGGTTTGAAGGTCAATTGCTACTGTTGCTAAAGGTGTTGTATCACTCCACTCGCCTGTCGATTTAGTAAAAGTTGCACTTGATTTGTAGCCAATTTTTAAAGAATAAGTCATTGGCACACCATCCATAATTCGATGTGAAGCCATTCTTATGTGAAAAACTTCACCTAAACCACGCAAACGCAAAGGCCCATTATAACTAATTAGTCTTTCAGTGCCGCTTGATGCTTGAGAATAAATGTTATTTATTAAAAATGGCATTTCACTTGGCGAAGTAATGTCATGCAAATAATTATCAGGTCTTGATTCTGTAATATCCATTGCTGTTTGCGGCCCTTCGCCGGTATAAACACTTGCAAAATGAGTTCTTTTTATTGCGCTTAAAGCCCACTGAGAATCGTCTTGTTGTCCTATGCGAGCATAACCTCCTGCAAGTGGCATTTTTGCGGCAGGAAGCCATGAAGAATCCGCAGGAATATAACCGTCTGCGCCAAATGTTAAATCCATAACACCCATTGGCGCAAAATAAGAACCGCTTGTATCATGTCCGTTTGTAAAATTAAGGTATGAAGAACCACTTGCACCATTAAATCGAACTCTATTTGCAGACAAAGATGAAGGATGTTGTAGATTTGACCTATGTTCATAATCAGAACCAATTGACGGGTCAATAGTTAGCCATTCATGGATTCCTCTATTTATTGTAAGTTTATTGCTATTATTAGTAATAAATGTGCTAAGTCCTTCATCAACATCACTTTCTGCACGCACAGGGTCGCCCGAAGCATAATGCCCACTGCGCAGACGGTCAATGTAAGAATACGCATAGCGCGGATTAAGTATATTGGTTGCGCCAAAAATTGAACCATGATGAGAGTTTTCGTGGTCGTGTGTGCGGATTCTTGCGTCGTTTAAATCGTCTGCAATTGCTCTTGCACCGTTAAAGTCGTCATAGTAACCTGCAAGCCAAAATGTCTGTTTTAACCCTATTGACCTCACGCTACTAATCCTCCACTTCTCAACTCATCTAATACTCCTTGCGATACCTGAGTAACCATTTCAGGCAAAGTCATTCCATTGAAAATGTTTGTTTGAACAATTTCAGTTTTATGCAAAAGGTTTTCAATACCTCCTTGCGACACTTGTTTCATAAGCGTTCCTGTAAAGTTTTGTCGCTGTCCGAAAAACAACTCTTCACGGGCATTGGCAAATTGAAATGCGTCGCCTAAAATCTCTTCATTAGCCGCTTTTTCTGCGGCAATAATTTCTTCGTTATTAGCAAGAGTAGTGCCGAGAAGTGCGTTTAAGTAATCTTCATGTTGCATAAGAGAAGTCATATTATACTCTTCTTGAAGTTCAAGTTTTCTTGCATCTCGTTCCTCAATAGTATTAAAGTCTTCTTCAATATACTTACCTTGTAAATTAGTGTAAGCAAGTCTTTCTTTAGTTGTTACTATTTCACCTCTATAATGTTTTCCAAAATAACTTGACCTTGAGGTTGAAACTTGTTCTTCTGTCATTTCTAATCCTCCTGCTGTTAATATAGCAGAAGTTCTTGATAATTCAGTTTGGCTTTGTTGTAAACCTTCTAAAGTTAATTTAGCGGATTCTGCCGCAGAAATATCTGCCTTAAGTTGATTTACTAAAGCATTATTATTACCTGCCATACTTTTACTTGTTTCTAATTCTGCGAGTTCTGCATCAAGTCTTGCGATAGCATCTGTTGCACTATTTGTTGCAATAATATCTGCATAAGTTTCATCAATAACACCTTCTAAAACTGAACCTTCTCTTGAAGAAAGAGATGCAAGGTTTGTTTCGGTATTCATTATACCTTCATTAAAAGAATCAATCTGCGCAATTTCATCTGCCAAAAAGTCTTTGCCCCCAAACAAAGCCTTGCCGCCAAAGTAAGCACCGGCCATTACAGCCGCCGCAATAAGAAGGTTCATTCCTCCTGTCAAAATAGTTTGGAGGAATACACCTTCTGCCATAGCAGTATTTAGTGTCATCATAGCACCTGTAAGCATAGGGAAAGCCATAGTAGCCAACATAACCGACATAACACCTGCTTGAGAAGCACCGTCGCCAACCAACATGAATAACATAGATAGTGGCATCATAGCCTTTGTTACGCCCTGAATACTTATTCCGGCCATACCCATAGCAAAATTATATTTAATTATTGCACCTGTGCTTGCATTTACACCTGTTACTTCTTGGCGGATTTGCAAGTTTCTCTTCTTTAAGGCCGCATTGGATTGTTCGCTTGCGAGAATATCCATTTGCACAGCGTTTCTTCTCTTCATTAACGCTTCTTCTTCTTTTTGAGATGTGATTAAAAGATTGTTAAGTTCTTGGTCTTCTTGGTCTATAAGTCTTAATCGAACAATACGGGATTGAATCTCGGACTTTTTAATACCTTCTGCTTGTATTGCGGTGTTTAACTCTGCGACTTTTGTTCTTGCCATTCGCAATTCTGCTTCGTTAAGAGGATTTGTTAAAGTAAGAGTTTGAGTTAAATACGCAATTTCTCTTTCTTGAGTCATTGCGAGCGTGTCCTGAGCCTTTGCTCTTTCTATCATACCCTTTGTTCCCTGAGACTGCAAAGCATTGTAATGCGCAACAGCAGAAGCGCCTCCTGCGTTTAATCCAATAAATCTCTTTTGGACTGCTTCTTGCGCCTGTGTTTTTAAAGTCAATTCTCCTAATTCACCATTAAGTTTTTCAATATCTACTTTTAACTGTTTCATTCCTGCGTCATTAAAAACAACCATTGTGCCTGTAAGCGTGTTAAAAGCCTGATTCATTTTACCTGCGGCATTTGCACCCATTTCTAAACTTTTACCCATAGCAGTTTGAGTTGCTTTCAAAGACTCCATAGTAAGTCTTGTTTCTAAAGATTCTTGGTTAAGAGCGCCGAGTTTTTGAGTAGCAATTAGCGTTTCATTACCGAACAATTGATTCCTATAAGTCAAACCTTGAAGGTGAAATAAGTTTTCTTTATCGGTAATTGCCATATTTTGTTTTGCAGTTGTTAAGAACTTAATTTCTTCTCTTGTTGCCGCATAACCTTGCGCTTCTGCGTAGAACTGCGGATTAGATGCTTTGCGCACAGCGTCTAAAGTTTTAAACGCAATCATTAAATTAAATATACTAAACCCAACATCTGCTAATGGTTGAATCATTGTCTTGTATTGTCCTGAAAGAGCGACAAGGTTTCCAATTGCTTTACCGCCCATATCAGTTTCCATTATTGCGTTAATTCCTTTCAGGAAAATTGCCTGTCCTTCTGCGGCTTTGCGGTATGAATCAGTTAATTTATCACCGATTTCAATTTGAAGATTGGTTACAACAGCCTCTAATTGTTGCTGTCTAAATGAAGCGGTTTCTGCTCTAAGACCAAACTCTTCAAGTGCGCTGTATTGTCCGTGATAAGCCGCAGTTTGCAACTCAAGAAGTCGAGGTTGGTTTTCCATTAACTTTAGGAACTTGACATAGTGGCGGGAACCTGCTATTGATACAGCAAGGTTTCTCTTCTGTTCCGCCGTCATACTATCATAAGCAGGGCCAATTTCTTTAATAATGTCGGTCAGTTTCATTTGCGTTATGCCGGTAGCATCTACGCCATCTATTAACTCATCTAAGACTTTAACTGCCGCAGTATTTTCATTACCTATGCGTTGATAAATCATACGCAGACCTGTTCCAGCACGACTGACTTCTTCACCTGTTTCAAGCAACAGCGCAGACATAGCGGCCATTTCACCAATAGATTCACCGGCAATAGATGCTTGGCTTGAAAATTGGTTAAGAACAAAAGTAATATCCTCCATTATCGCAACAGAAGAGTTTTCAACAGTATTTAATTGGTCGAGAACTCGGATTGTATTTCCACGCACTATATTGGCTTGTTGTTCCGCAGTCATTAACTCATACTGCGCATCCGTCAAACCGCCCATCATAAAACCTGTTTGTTGCGCAAGTTGAATAAGACGGTTCATACCCATTTCAGTTTCCATTTCACCAACTGCGGCCATCAAAAGACCGCCTCTTGTAGCCTCAATAATTGCTTCTTGAGACTCAAGAACTTGTTTCAATTGCGCAGTTTTTGCAGAAGCCGCAAGCGCTTGGTCGCCACTAAAACCAAAAGCCAAACCTAATTGAACTGTTGATTCTGCAAATCTTTCAACTTCTCCGGCTTGGCCTTGATAAAACTTGCGCACACGGATAAGTTGTTGCTCATACTCAAAAAACGCATCAACGACAAGTTGAGTTGCGTCAATAATCTGCATGGCAGAATCATTAAAAGCATCACTAATTCCTGAAAGTGCATCACCAAGAATTGCTTGTTGAACAGTTAATGCGGCTTGAGTATCGCCAAGAAGAGTTTTTGCTTGAAAAGTTCCGACAATATCAAAAAAGACTCTTGCCGCACCTGCTTTTGCCATAACTATTCCTCATTTACCCAATTGTTCATTATGCCGCCCATTTTTTCGCTTGATATTTTTTCTGCTTGATGTCGTTTTTGATTTCTGCGTGCAACTGCGGATTTAGCCTTAGACTTACTATTGGCTTCTTCCGTTTGCTCTTTAATTCTTTCTCCTATCTCTGCGGCAACATGAAGGTCAAACTCCATTCTTTGATAACCGTTTTCGTCATCATAACGGTCAAAAAGTTGATTCGGAAGAATGCCTTTGAAAGTGCTTAACAAAGTTGGTGCGACCCTCCCGATTAGTCCAAAGGGATAGCGCCCTCTAATGTATCGCCTCGGACAAATCCGAGAATATCTCTTATCTCTAATGAGGTTAAGGTGTTAATATCAAAATCTTTTGGTTCAATAACGCAGGTAGGAATCCATGTCATAATTTGGTCGGTCATTCCACCGCCTTCTTCATCGAGCATTACAGCAAACTCTTCATGTTGTTCAGGAGTCCATTCTGTCGGGTCATTACCAAAGTGTCGCAATTTGCGAAAAACCTTTGCTTGTATATTTTCAATTCGCAATTTTTCCATACCGGATGCTTGGCGAACCCAAATCTTTTTTCCATCACTTAATTCAATCTCTTTCTTCAATACTGGCATTCTTTTCACTATCCTTTTCTTTTACTATTTGGTTCATTGAACCGTTCAAATACAAAATACTACTATTATTCTGCATTTAATTTCACTCTCATTGGTCTTCAAATGTAATAATTCCCATATAGTTGTTTCCAACAGGTTTTCTTATTACTGAAATATCTACTATTTTGTCTCCGTTTGCCAAAGCACGCAAAGCCGCTTGTATCTGCGTATGAATTGTTAAATGCGTTCCGTAAACTACCGAAGTAGTCATTTTTGCGGCGGCGGTTATTGTATGAGACATCTATGAAGCCCCCATCAAGCGTCATAGTCTGCAAGGGCGGCGGAGTCTGATGAGCGACAGTTAATTGCCATCATTTTATTAGCATCCCCTAAATCATAAAGAGCGTGAAATGCGATAGACATTGTTTGACTGTCTCGGCCTGATACCGATGTTTCCGGCATTTCAAAGTGAAGTTTGAAAAAGTCAAACCGGATATAATCTGTTGCCGATACTTCAAATAAAACAGACAAAGCAGGAGTTCCTGACCCCGGATTTTGGACTGCTTGAGCATTTGCTTGAGTAGCACCCATTATTTCATCAAAGAAAGGTTCTGCATTAGTTACATCAGATGTCAAAAGAGCCTTAGAAAAAGTAATAGTTCCTGATATATCCCTTACTGTGCTTGGGGGAGTTCTTACGCATGTTTCATCACCGAGAGTATATGAGTTTTCAATATCGCGATTTGTCTTAATTTCAAAGTCAATACTTTGGACTAATTTTGAAAAGTTGCTGTTTGTAGCGGTTCCTTCAAAATCTACAAATGCTTTAGCAAAATGTGCGGCATCTCCTAAGTAAGTCGGAACTGCTGTTGCAAGAGTAGTAGTAGAAGAAGACTGTTTTCGACCAACTGTATTAACGCTCATCATAGCGTATTCACCAATAGACGATGAAACACTAATTGATTCAATTACTTGTCCGTCAAAAATATGTGCTTTGTCATCTCGACCAACATGAAATGTAAAAACAGGCAACTCGGCAGTTGAGGAAACTGTTAATTCGTTAAAAGTTCGAGCCGCACTTGCGCTTGCGCCTTGAGCATCAGTTCCCATAATGCCATGAAGCATCATAAGAGTAAAGTGGTCGGGTTGCAAAGGCATACTAAACGAGCCTTCTGCAATCTTTTTGCTTAGAATTGCTTTAGCAGAACCGTAGTAGTTAATGTCATTTCGCTTCAACACATCAAATGATTGTTGAAATGATTCTGATTCCACTTCACCAATAGCGGTGTGAGAGGTAGCCGGAGTCAAAAAATTAGATTGTTTTTTAGCCGAAACATAGCGCGTGTGCTGTGCCATACTTAAATTGAGGCGTTGCCTCTCTTATGAATGTTTTGACTAAAAAGTTTATATTTATGCTTCACGCATAAACATGCGAACCTTTTTCATATATTGCAAAGATAAATTATGCACGCAAATTGTTTCATCGTCATCAAGTTTAGAGTCAAACTTTACATCATACCCAACAAGACTATCTACGCCACTTTCAAGACCTGTTTTAGTGTATAACTCATCAAACACTTCACCAAGAATCGACGCACCAAGCCTATATGCGTTTGCATAATTAGTTCCTCTTGTAGTAATAAAAATCAATACTTCATACCTTTGGTCTGTTCTTGCACCTGCTAATGTCAAGAAGTCGGGAGAGTTTGCTTTTTGAATCAACACATGAACAGAAGGAACAGCGAAGCGGTTAATTAGCGCGTTGTTTGAAAGGTCATATCCATATCTAATGCTACCGGATTTGACAAATGATTTAAGGTAAAGTCTATTGCTATTTTGTAAAATCTCAACAACTTTCATTCCTGTGCGCAAAAGACTGTGAGAAATAAAATCGGACATATCCATTTCATCAGGAGAGTATGCACCATGCGGGGTAAAATAAACGGAGTAATAATCAACGGTTCCGCTTGTATTACCGAAGAAAGCACCCTGCGCAGAAGAAGATGCGCCAGTTATCTCAAGGTAATGCTGTGTTGCATCATCATCTTCAATAATTTCACTAATGTAGAGTCTTGCTTTACCGCTACTATCGAGAGTCAATCTCAATATAATAGGAACGGCGTCATCTTCAATCATGGAGAAGTCGAAGTTATTACTTACAACGGTAGTAGCACCAACGAGTTTTACTTTATTCAAACTCCCATTACTCTTAACTTCAACTTTATGGCTTCCATTATCGAGAGCCATAAGGACTGCATCATTGGATGGCGCAGATTCAATATGGATAGCGCAAATCATGGTGAGGGAATTATCATCATTATCAACAGTTTGTTTCCAAGTTTGACCCCCACTTGATGAAGACACTCTCCAAAAACCCCCTGTATTAGCCACTCCGTCGTCTGTGTGGCCTCCGGTAAGAGTCCAAGCGGTATTATACTCTGAACTACCAACAGGAGAAGCAGGGCTACCTCCGTTAAGTCTTGCAGTCCAAAAATCATTTTGTTTTGAAACCGTCATCAATAATCCCTCCTTGCCGACATAGCACCTATTCCTCCAATCATACTTGTTGGAGATGCACCACTTACTTGTCCTGCGGCTTCAACAGTAAACCCTGCTTCTAATGCCGCACCAAAAATAACCGAAAGAGATGTTTCATAAAAATCAGTAGTTATTTGTTTTTGTATTTGAGCCATATAATCTATTGTTTTGTAAAATCCGGGGTGTTGCGCTCTCATTCTCATTCCTGTTGAAACCCAATCCCCCTGACCTGTTGCTTTATACCATCCAGTGCTTGAGCGAACAACCATAGGTAAATTGCCATAAGTAAAAGGGTCGATACCTTTTGCGACAATATGCGCAAGCCTTCCTCCCCTTGAACCTAAAACACCTTGTTCGGCATTCCTTAAACCTTTACCTGTATGTATTCTATGTTCTAATTTTTTTACTTTTTCTACTTGTAAAGCATCAGAAACTTTAGTATGGATATTTTTTGAAGTGCTTCTAAATATACGAGAAGGCGGAACTACAACATCTGCGAGTCCACCTGCTAAAGCCTTGATGTCTTTTTTTGCTTTAATAACTGCTTGTTTAGACATATAATCAAGTAAATTATCTAATCGTCGTTCACCTGCTTTTCCGATAAGTTCAATTGCTTGTCGCAAACCTTTATCGTTTCTTGACATTTTAAAGTCAATATAGGTTCCTCTTCGATTAGTAGTTTGCAATCAAACACTTCCTAAATGAGCCAACCTTTGAAGACAATGAATCCCTCTATCACGCAATGTTTTTCCACGCAAACCTCCGTCTGCGCCAGTTTGATGTGTTCCTTCATCTTCAAGATAACCTGCGGCGGCTAAGTCTGCGCAGATTTCACGCAGAATATGCGCATAAGCACCTTCTTGAACTGCTACGCCGCTTGCGTGGTCGAAAGATACGCCAGTTACGCCGGTTAAATCATTAGTTGATTTACCAGTCCATGTAAATGTGTCTCCGTCAATGTTGCCACTACCCGCAGAACTAAAATCAGTTCCGCTTGTTACGGTTACAGTTGTTGCACCTGCTGTTATTGCGCCGTTCAAAGTGCTATCCGCAGTTGATTTACTCGGTTCTGCTCTGCCAAAATCAAGAAACTCTTGGTCGATGTAAATTGTAGATTGTCTAATATGTCGGTTAATTCTACTTTCTGCTCGCACTCTTTGTTGAGAGTCAAGACCAATCCGAGAGCCAACATCGGCAACGCTACAATAGTAAGTCATTTACTTCACCTGTTCTTTTAGTTTTGCGATTAACTCATCCTTTGTTCCCTTTGCGTCAATCCCATGTTCTGCGCAAAGATTCATAACTTCTGATTTGCGCATACGCTTTAATTTTGAAAGAGAGGGGAGACTTTTTGCTTCTTCAATACTTTCTTTAACATCATCTACTAAATCAAGTGCTTCATCAAGCGAAATACTACCGTCTGCCATAGCAGAATCATACGCACTGCGCAGTTTTTTGTAATGCTTAAGCGCAAAACCTATTCCAAATAATCCAACCGCCAAACTTGCTACTACAATTTCATTCATAATTTTTACCTTCCTTGTATTCAATAGTTATTGCTTTTGATAGCGGAATAACCATGAAATGTTGCGTATCGCCATCCCTGTATAAACGGTAGCCATGCGGTGTCTCTTCAATGTTTATGTTTGTATAACATCGTTCAGGGGGTTGATAAACTATTTTTCCTTTTCTTTTTGTCATATTATTCACCTTCAGTAGAATGCTAAAACTGTTAATTCTTCGCTTGTAACAGTAACCGTAGGATTGCCAGTGTTGTCATCCACTGTGCATCTTGCTTGAACGATAGCAGGTGCGCCCGAACTACTTCCACCAACAACTGTTGCATCATCATAACTTTGTTGGTCTTGCGTTCCTTGACTATCTATCGAAAGCATTCCTCCGCCGTCATCACTAATAACAAGAGTCCAAGAATAAGTGTATGAACCTGAACCTCCCGATGCAGATGCACTAAAACTTATATCTCCTGCATTAGAAGGTGTTCCTTGTTGGGGTAAAATAACTTCGGGTGCGGGAGAATCGTTGTTTATAGTAAGAGCAAGACTGGATGACCCACTACTTTGAGCCGTAGCAATACCGCATACAATAGGGAACATCAAATACCTCCAAAAACAAGCCATTCCGACGAATTGCCATTTTGAACAACAGCAACAATTGATGTTGCGGCGTAAGCGGTAGTGTTGGTTTTGTCGGCAGTTGCGCCGTTAATTTTAACGCTTGAGTGAGGTCTTGTAATAACAATATCTTGACCGTCGCCATTAACTAAAACAAATTGAGTTCCTACGGGTGGATTTGCAGGTAAAGTAAATACCCCTGACGAACCTTTAGTAAATTGATAAATAGTTCCCGATTCAGTGGTCGCAGGTGCAGGGTCGCTTGTGCATATTTCTACTGATGCTCTAAATCGCGCATCTCCAACAACATCAAGCGTTGCTGTTGGCGCAAGAACACCAATACCTACTTTGTCTGTTCCACCATCTACAACGAGCATATTTGCATTATTATTTGACTCAACACGAAAGTTCATGTCAAGTGATTCTTCATTAAAAACAACACCTAATGCGTTTACATCAATTCTTCTTTTTAAAGTTCCGCCGTGAAGTGTTCGGAAGTATATTTCGCCGTCTTCGGTGCCAGTAGTAATGTCGTTAATTCTTGCATACATATCTGCAAACTTATGCTCGGCTTCTGTTCCGGCCCCGTCATCTTGGTCGCTATTTGTTCCTAAAAATTGAATTATTCCTATGTTGTCGCCATTAGCGGGAGTTGTCGATGTTCTTTTGAAAGTCATAATTGGAGCAGGGTCGCCATCGGAGTCTGTTGATTCTAAACGCAAAACTTCTCCATCTGTGCTTGAAGTAATTTTTACTAAACCTGTTAAATCAAGTGTAGATTCTCCTTCGACTGCGGCAATAGCCTGTGCATCAAAATCAAGCATTGTGCGCACTTCTGCGGGAGTCAATTCTTCGCTATCGCCACTACCCCCATCATTGCGACCAAGAATAGTATTTGTGGCTACATTTGACACGACATTGACTGTTCCACCGCCGCCTCCACTACCTGTGGGTGAGCCGTTATTAGTTAATGCTATATCATTCCCTGCATCGTCTGTGAAGTATAAGTTGCTTGGCGCATCATTATGCACCCATAGAATACCTGTTCCGGCCACATGGTCGGGAGCGTCTGCCATTTCAGTTATTTTTACTCCTTTATCTGCGTGCAAAGTATTATTTGCAAAGGAAAGTTCGGTAGAAGTATTCAATGCCGACGCTGTGCTACCAAACGGTAGTAGTCCTGCCGCAACTGACTGCAAACCTGTTCCTCCATCTGCGATATTTAGGGTGTGCAATCCTTTGTAAACATAAATGCCATCTGCAATAGGATAAAAACCCCAAGTTCCTCTAATTGTTGGTTTATTTGTAATATGAAAAGTTCCTCCAAGTGTATTTGAACCGCTAACTCCTGCGCCAACATTAACTGTTAAATCATTTAAAAAAACAGATGAACCCGATGCGATTGTTGCTTTGCCCCCAACACCTGCTACGCTTGAATCAATAATCCACTTTTGCCATGTAAAACGACACCCATTATATGTTGAAGTTCCGTTTGTTGGCAAAACAAAACTACCAGTAAATGCTTGAAAAGTCCATGTTGCATATCCCCCATTAAATGCAGTAACGCCGCTATCAACTTTAAATTGGTTTTGCGTAGTTCCCTCGCTTATCCATTCTTTTGCTCTATCTTGTAAACCAACAGTTGCAGAAGCAGGGGCAAAAGCGCCGCCTTTCATATGTAAAGTGTAAAACTTTACCGCAGTTGCCGTATTTGTTCCAAGTGAAGGTGAAACATAATCAGGAGTATGCGAACCTGAATTGATAACTATATTTGGATATTCACCTGCTTCATATTTTATCCCTGTTGTAGAACCTGCATAAGCAAAATAAAATAATCTTCTTGCGGTTTCATTTGCAAAAATTGATGTGTCTTTTGCTATGCCAATTTGAAAAAAGGTTTTATTGCTGTTGTATGGTGCTGTTCCTGAAAAAGTAAAAACTCTATCTGCGCTTGCAGTAAAAGCGCCAACTCTTGAACAAGAAAGACCCGTAAGTGCAATATCACTATTTACTGTAATTACTCCTGTATAAGTTGAAGCAACAGTAATTGTAGAAACTGCGGTTACATCCCATGTGCAGTTTTCTACACTTGTATTATTAAAAACGACTGTATCACTTGAAGTTGGGGCAGAACCACCACTCCAATTACCCGCAGTTGAGGCAGAACCCGCACCCGAAGCAGACCATACTCTTTCTGCCACTTATCATTCAACCCTTGTATTTGTAAAATCAAGAGCA